GGACAAGGCGATCATTACGCAAGACGAGGCCGACACCATCACCGGCATGCGCGAGTCAGTGTGGGCGCATCCCGCGGTCAAGCGGGTGCTGGCCAACGCGAAGACGGAGTGTTCGCTATTCGCAAGTGGCGAAGACGGAGTGCTTCGCAAAGCCCGCATCGATGCGCTGCCGGAGGGCGGCAACGTCATTGTGGACATTAAAAGCTGCCAGTCAGCGGACGCGGACATGATGGCGAAGTCGCTCGTCATGTATCGCTACGACGTTCAAGCCGCCTACTACCTCGACCTCTGCCAACTGCTGGGACTCGACAAGACGGAGTTCCTGTTTGTTTGCGTGGAGAAGCAACCGCCGTTTGCGGTCGCCGTCTACGCGCTCGACCAGCAAGCCATTGAGTGGGGCCGCAAGCAGTATCAGCGTGACCTCGCGCTGGTGAAGCACTGCATGGCCGAAGACCACTGGCCGTCGTTCACGCAAGACATTACTACGCTGGGGTTACCGGCGTGGGCGGCAAAGCAAGCGGAGAGCGTCCTCTAATGAGCGACAAAGCCTACGTTCCACGTTGGAGCCGAGGCATCACGCCTACCGAGTGGCGTCAGCGTCTTTTGACGCTGGCGCTGCCGGTAAGGCACGCCGCGGCGCGGATCGTGTGGTGGGAGACGCTTTCCCTCCGCATGGTTCCCGACCGCAGCGATGCGCTCGACGACATGCTCAAGCACGGCGCGGAGGTTCCCGACCAAGACCTTCAAGCCGCTCTCATTGAAATCGGTCTGCCGGAGGGATTCGTTCGCCGCCGGATCACCACGCCCAAACCGCGCCCACCGCGGCGCAAAAAACAACCCACACAATGATTACTGCAATTATCGACGGGGAGCCTTCGACCGTCACCGCCCAGCAAAAGGGCGTCTTCGTCCGCGGGGGCAAGCCCATGTTTTTTACCAAGAAGAAAGTGGCCGACGCGCAGAACGCGCTGGTCGCCGCGCTCAAGAAACACGCACCGCGCAAGCCGATAGACTATCCGGTGCTGATCAAGCTCAAGTTCGCCTTTGGTCGCACCAAGGCCCGCCCCAACGAGCGGCGGCATGGCAAGCGTCCCGATATTGACAATCTCGCAAAGGGAATTTTGGACTGCTTGAAACCGGCGGGCTGGATCACGGACGACGCGCTGGTTGACCAGTTTGTCGCGGAGAAGTGCCGCACCGAGGAACCCTACCTTGAAGTCACGCTGAAGGAGGCGTTGTGAAGACTGATGCATGGATGCCCTTGTGGATCGGTGACTATTTGGCCGACACAATGCACCTCACCGCCGCACAGCACGGCGCATATTTGCTGCTGCTCATGGCACATTGGCGCAGGCCGCAGGGCTTGCCAGCCGACGCCGATTTCCTCGCCGCGACGGCGCGGATGACCCGCGAGCAGTGGTTAAGCGAGGCTAAAGCCTGCCTTGCGTTTTTCACCGAAAAGGATGGCGTTTTGACCCACAAGAGAGTGGTGGAGGAACGCGCCAAAGCGCAGGCAAAGCACGCAAAGCTCTCTGCCGCAGGGAGAAAGGGAGGTAAGGCTGGCTTAAGCGAGGCTCAAGCGAGGCTTAAGCAATCACAGTCACATATAGACTCTAATAGGGACTCGTCGTCCGTGTGGCAGGAACCGACGCGCAAGCAAGTCATCGAAGCCGGTCGCAATGCCGGACTCACCGAGCAGCAGACGGGCATTTGGTATGACGAAATGAAGGGGCGCGACATTGACCGCTTTGGCCGCTGGCTGGATAGCCGCGGCAACCCCATCGGCAACTGGCAATACGCGCTGTCCGCGTGGGCAGGACGATTCAAAGAAAACAACCGGAAAGGAAAATCCTATGCAAACAATGGCACAAGCGGTGCGAACCGCATCCGCAGCTATAGCGGAGTCAACAAACCCGAAGGTTATTAAAACCGAACCGAACTGGGACTGGCAATGGCACCTTACGGGCGCGGAAACGGCCTCAGAGCGCGTTATTGTTGATGACATGCTCCGCAATGCCCGCGAGTTCATCGCGGACATAGTAAACGGCGCAGAGCCGCGCTGGCTGGTGCTGGTGGGCGAGAGCGGATGCGGCAAGACCTATCTGGCCGAGCGTATCGTGGCATGGCTCAAGATTTACGGGCGGGGCGTCTACACGCGAGAGCGCGAGCGCCTAAAGCGCAACGGTGTGTCTTCGTTTTGGCTTTACGCACAGGCGGGGCCGTTCATGTGCCGTTGGTCGCGCTTACTGGGTCAGCTACGTTCCGGCGAATATCACCGGCTCGACGTCGCCGCGGAGGACTGGTTCAAGGCCATCGATGACCTTGGCACGGACGCTCTGGGCGCGGACGGCGAGGCGACCCAGTTTGCTGTGTCCAAGATGGGCGATCTGCTCGACCGGCGGCTCCGCAAGTGGACGGTCATCACGACCAATTTCAGCCGCAAGCAGATAGCCGAGAAGTTCGATGTCCGTATCGCCTCGCGCCTCATGCGGCACGGCAGTGTTATTGTGGACGCCACGGGGCTGCGCGATTACGGGCTGCGACTGGAAGCGGCGAAGGAGGCGGCATGAACCGAAATTCCGACCCGTATTCACAGTCCGCGTGGAGCGACGTTATGCAATGTTATTGGGAAAGCATTTACCCGCTTGGTGAAGAAATGCTCGTCATCCGAGTTGCGACCAATGGCGGGCCAGACATGTTGGGAGCGGTCGATTTGGCGAATCTTGTCATGCCGAGCGCGACAATGATTTGCGTGATGAGTCCCGACGGCCCGCTAATGACCTATTTGAAGCAAGGCACAACGTGGCAGGCCAACGATTTTCAGCAATGATCCCACCCTTCGCCAAAATCACCGGATGGAAACCGATGCTCGACGCGGTCGCCACAGGGCGTGCCGCCAAGGACTATCGCAAGGCCCGCGGAGTCAGCGGTCGCCGCGTGGCGCGGGTCATCGGCATTTCGCCCTCGCACATCTGCGACATGGAAAACGGACGCCGGTCATGGACAGTCGAGCAAGCATGCGTTTATGCCGCCGCGGTCGATCATTTGCGCGGCAACTTCCATTTGACCACACCAATAAAATCGCAGGATGCCCAACAGTCTGGAGGACTTCATCGCCTACAGCATGCAGGACGATGAGACAGCAGTGATGAATATCCTGTGCGAACACTGCCCGCTCGTTTCGGACAACGCCGTCTGGGCGTCCGACGTTCACAATACCGGCGAGGTCATCGCGTGGATCCACCGCAACCCGCAACATTTTCGTCGGATAGGTTTAGTCAAAACAAAGTCACGACGATGAAACTTTCCGGCGGAACAGGCTGCGCCAACTCATATCTGGCCACCACCTCAATGGGGGAGGGTGGGACAGCATTGTGTGGGGGCCGTCGCGGTATTGCGCTATCCGCGACCCGCCGGAACTTTTTTAGGAGGAGCGGGATGGGTAAGACATGCGCCGACGCTCATCCGAGGCACGTTGCCGTGGCCCTGCGTCAGCGTGCCGCATTTTTACCATGATGCTGGAACTCGCACGCCCGTTCCCCGTGGACACGCCGCTTGGCTATGGCTGGGCCATTATCGTTAGCCGCGAGAGCAATCTGGCCAACGACATCTGGACCTGCGCGATGGAACGCGACGGCGCGATTTGCCATTTCCGCAGCGATCAAATTTCAGCACTGCCCAACGGCACGCTGGATATCCGAACCAACAACACAAACACATGCAATACAACGACGACAACCGAGGCGCGGCTTTCCCGCGCCAGAGCGATAATCCAAAAGCTCCAAAGTGGTCTGGCCCCGTCAAAATCGAAGGCCGCGACTACGAGATCAGCATCTGGGAGCAAACGAGCAAAAGCGGGAAGGACTTCCTCTCGCTGAAGTTTGGCCCGCCGTGGCAACCAAAGGAAAAGGGCAGCAACTACAACGCACCGAAGGTGGAGACACCGCGGACAACTGACGCGCCGGACGACGACATTCCCTTCTGATCATGGTCAAATACGAACAAGCCAACGACGTCGAGCGCGAGGCCAATGTCGCCGCTGTCGTCGCCGCCAAGTGGGGCTGGGATCTGCAAAAGACTCCCACGTTCTACAAGGTGGACTTTTTGGCCTTTCGTAACGGGACGCCAAGGGCGTGGGTGGAAATCAAAGCGAGACACACAATCTCGCTGCGACAATACCCACACCTTTGGCTCTCGTTGGGCCGAGTGTCCGCGCTTATGCAATTCGCCGCCGACACCAACCTTCCGGCTTATGTGGTCTTTGGGTTGTCGGACGGCATCTACGCGCACCGTCTAAAGACCCCAATGGCTTACCGCATTGAAATGGGCGGGCGCACCGACCGCAACGACCCCAACGATGTCGAGCCATGCTGCTGTTTGCCGCAGGACGACTTCAGCGTCATCGAACACACATGGTAAGCAATGAAGTCAGAAGCCACATTGCAATTTGACGTTTATCGACGCCTGCAAGACGCCGGAGTGCCGTGCGAGTTGGAATGGACAAGTCCGGCGGGCCGATTGGACATTGCGATCAAAGATCAGCGCAGGCTTTACGGCGTGATCGAGTGCAAAAAAGGCAAGGCGCGAGAAAACACGTTTCAGCTTACGCGATACAGATCAATGGGGGTGCCGGTCATTGTCGTAAACTGGGAAACTGATTGCTCGCACATTGCGGACAAGTGCAAGGAATGGATTTGCGGAGGTGGAGAAAGGTTGGAAGACATCGCAAAGAGTCCGTTTGTTATTCGCAAGTGGCGAAAACCGCGCAGCCGCATGAAGGCTTTACGTCTGTTTGCAGACGAGGACTTAAACATAAGAGAGAATTAATCAAAACGCGGTCAATGTTTTATTTGACCAACAGAGTAAAACTGACGCAACGAAATGACTTCCCAAACCGAAAAAGACAAACGCATCGACGAGGTCGCTCAATGGATTTTGAGCGGCATCGGCTACACTGAAGTGCTTGCCAAAACTTGCACTACTTTCAAGGTCTGCGACCGGACGGCCCGCAGCTATGTTGCCGAGGCCAATGCCATTGTGCGCGAAACGCGCATGACCCTAAAGGAAGCGACGATCATCGAAGTGGTCGCCTGTTTGAAGGACACTTACCATTCAGCGCGGCGAGACAACGACCACAGTGCCGCCACCGGAGCCATCCGCGAACTGGTCAAGCTCTTGGGCTTGGCCGAGGCCGAGAAGCAGGAGGTCAAACACGACGTCACTGACGAACTGGGAGAAGTGCTTGGCATCGTCCGCAAAACAGCAATTGCTTAAAGACCTATCCGACCCGCTCCGGCGGCTTGCCAGTCTTTACAAGATCAAACGCGCCAGCGACGGCGCGGTCATCCCGTTTGTCCCGCGGGCCGAGCAGCAGCGCGTCTACGACATGATCTTCAACGAAGGCTGCAAGCGGCTCATCATTTTGAAAGCGCGGCGTCTGGGCATGTCCACCGCCATCGATTTGCTTTTGGCCGACCAGATTCTTTTCAGCGAGGGCGTGCAGGCATCGATTGTCGATCAGACGGCCAGCGATGCCGAGCGCAAGCTCTCGACCATTGTGAAGGTCGCCATCGAACATCTGCCGGAGCCGATCCGCAAACGCTACGAGTTTGTCCGCGACAGCGGAAGCGTCATCGAACTGACGCAGAACAAGGACGCGCCCAGTGCGCTCTTTGCTGGTCTACGCGCCCGTGGCGGCACCAACAACTGGCTACACTTGAGCGAGTGGGGAGTAGTGCAAGCCGACGACCCGCGGCGCAGTGAGGAAATTCTGACCGGCGCAATCCCCAGCGCGGAGCATGGCCGGATCATCGTTGAAACGACATGGAAGGGCGGGCGAGGGGGACACTTGTGGGACATCGTCAAGGGTGCCTTGGAGACGCCGGAGGAGGCCAAGACGGACAAGGACTGGCGCGTGGTTTTCTTCCCGTGGTGGAAAGACCCGACGTATGTCGTCGAGGGCGATGTGTCCACGATCAGTCCAGCAATCAGTCAATACCTTGACCAGATGCAGTCACAAACAGGCCACACTTTTAGTGACCAACAGCGCCTGTGGTATGACCGGCAGTCCCGCGACCTTGGCCTTTTCATCTTCCGCGAGTTCCCGACGACGCTCGACGAGTGTTTCAAGAGTCCAGTCGAGGGAGCGATCTATGCGGGCGAACTGGACAAGCTCCGCGCCTCCGGTGCGATCAGTGCTTTCAAGACCGACAACTCGACGCTCGTCCACACCGCGTGGGATCTGGGCAGTCCGGTTAATACGGTGGTCTGGTATTTTCAAGTGATCGGCGGCAACGAGATCCGCGTGATCGATTGCGACATGGACATGGACATGACGCCTGTCCAGCGCGTCGGTCACATGCTGGCCAAGGGATATAGCTACGGAGCGCATTTCCTGCCGCACGATGCCGCGGCGACCCGCACCAGCGGCAAGGCTGACGCCCAAGTGTATACGGAGGCCGGTCTGGCCAATGTGCGCGTCCTGCCGCGGACGCATGACATCTGGATTGGCATCAATGCCTGCTTGCAAATGTTCCCGCGGTTTTCGTTCCGCTTGCCTGCCTGTGAGCGTGGCCTCGATGCCTTGGCCAACTACGCCTACAAGCGCAGCAGCGCCACCGGCATTGTGGTCAACGAGCCAGTCCACAACTGGGCCAGCCATGCCGCGGACGCCTTGCGAATGATTGCCGAGGCCGAGATGGCAGGGATGCTCAAAACGGGCTTTGCCAAGCCGCGCCCGACCGTGGTGACGACCGGCATCCGCGACTTGGACTTCAACCGCAGGACAATCGTGCGACGATGACGCCGATCGAAAAGTGCAAGATGCTCTACACCGCGGACAGCCCGCGGACGTTTGAGGAGGACATGCTCGCGCACCTTTCGCATGGCTGTTTTTTTAGCACGCCGGAGTATGTGATGATGGCGCGTCCGGTGTGCAGTGCCGCCCCGCAGGAAATGATCAACGACGTCTGGTGTGGCTTCCAGCGCAAGGACTGGGATGCGTGGTATGTCTACGCCTTTGCTTTGGCCGACGATCAAGGCTTGCAGGGTTTAGTCAAAAAACTATTGCGCCACATCCCCTTTTATCTTCCGCTCATCGCATGGGAGAGGAGTGGGCATCCGCTGACTTTCTTTTCGACCGACAAACTTACTCAAAAATATGCGAAACTATCACTCGTCCAAGATTGACCTAACGTGCCGCTGCCACTTCGGCGGCGGGGCCAAGACGCCTCCCGCGCCTCCGGCCATGCCTGCGTTCCAAGCGCCACCGCTTCCGCCGCCGCCGCCACCGCCGCCCCCGCCACCGGAAGCCCAAACAATGGGAGCCAACGACGCTGCTGACATGCAACGCGCTGCCGCGGCCAAGCGAAGCGGGTTCCGCAAAAGCATCCTCGCGGGTGAAACCGGCGGCTACGTCAATCCGGCCACCGGAGCCAACAGCCTCCTTGGCTAATGGATGGAGCTAACTTTCCATCTGGCCGTTTTTTCGGTGGGCATTGTCCTGCTGATTACCGCGGCTAACGACCCCGACATGTGGTAATGAAAGACAACGTCCAACTCGCTGACTGGGTTCTTGCCCGCAACCAAGACTTGGGTTCCGAGCGTGCCTCATGGGACACGCACTGGCAGGAGTTGGCGGAATATTTTCTCCCAAGGAAAGCCGAGATCAGCGCCAAGCGCAGTGTGCCGGATTCTTCGCGTTACGATGTGCTTTTCGACACCTCTGCCGTCCAAGCCGCGGCCACGCTGGCCAATGGGCAACTTGCCTACATCACGCCTGCCGACAGCCGGTGGTTTGTCTACGAGCCGCCCAAGGGTGTGATGAGCGACAAGGCCAAGCAGTGGTATGCCAAGTGTTCCGAGGCGACCCAGTTGCTTTTGGCCACCAGCAATCTTTATACGGAAGTGCATGAGTTGTATTATGACGACTCCGTCTTCGGCACCTACTGCATGTTCGTCGAGGTAGGCATGTCGCACCCGCTTGTCTTCCACAAGTTCGACATCGGCACCTACAGCTTGGCCGAAAACGACGAAGGTCTGATCGACACCGTCTTCCGCGAACTGGAACTGACCGTCTTGCAAGCCGCGGACAAGTTTGGCGAAGACGCCCTTGCGCCTGCCATGCAGAAGAAGCTGGCCGAGATCCGGCGCACCGGCAAGGGCGGAACGGTCAAGCATCGCTTCGTTCATGCCCTCTACAAGCGTGAGGACGGCGACCGCGACCGCAACAAGGCCGACGGCCCGAACAAGCCTTGGGCCAGCGTCTACGTTGACCAGAGCAACAAGCATGTCTGCCGTAACTCCGGTTACGACGAAAAACCCTTCTTCGCCGGTCGCCACGTTAAAAGCCAGCAGGGCGTCTACGGCGTCAGTCCCGCGTGGATGGCGCTACCCGAAGCCCGCCAACTCAACTTTTTAGCCAAGCAACTTGACGCCCTGTCGGAGATCAAAGCCTTCCCTCGTCTCCTCATGCCCGCTACGCACGAAGGGGAAGTCGATTTGCGCTCTGGGGGCGTCACCTACTACGACCCGACCCAGCCCAACGCCTTGCCGCAGGAGTGGGCCACCGCGGGCGACTATTCTATTGGACTCGACCGAGAGGCCCGCAAGACCAACGCGATCAACACCGCGATGCATGTGGATATGTTCCGCATGTTTGCGTCCTTGGAAAAGGCCAACATGACGGCCACCGAGGTCGCGGAACGTGCTTCCGAAAAGCTGGTGCAGTTTTCCCCCTCGTTCACCCGCAAGACCACCGAACTGCTTTCGCCTATGCTGCGCGGAGTGTTTGGCATCTTGATCCGCAACGGCCATTTCCCCCCGCCGCCGCAGGACGCGATCCAGATGGACGCGATGGGACAGCCCATGCTGCCGGAACCGGAGGTCAGCTACGTCAGCAAGGTCGCGCTCGCCATCCGCGCCATGCACAACCTTTCCTTGGCAAGGACAATGGAGCGCAACGCGATCATCGCCCAAGTGCGCCCCGAAGTGCTGGACAACTTCAACTGGGACGTCATCGCCCGCGAAACCGCCCGCAACGACGGGCTGCCCGCCGACTGGCTGGCCGAGGAGGACGAGGTCGAGGAGGCCCGCGCCGCCCGCGCACAGGCACAGGCCCAGATGCAGCAGCAGCAAGAGATGCTCACGATGGCCGAGGCCGCAGGAAAGGCCGGTAGCGTCAAGCAGGACAGCGCCCTTGGCCGTTTGATGAACCAAGCCACCGCATGACCACCGACAAAGAACTGGA